GCACAGAGCGCGGATCGTCAGAAAAGCGATTGAGAGTATCGAGGAGCAACTGGGAACGGAGGCGATCAAGCCGACGCTAGCGGACCTGGTGAGGTTATTGCAAATCGAGAAGGAACTGGACGCAGACGAACCGCGCGAAGTCAGGGTGCGATGGGTAGAAACGGCGACCGTAAACTCTCTGAAAGGGAAGTAGCTTATAAGGCGCTGCCTTCGCAGGGAGCCTTTCACATCTGCGAATCGCGATTCAAGGGCTTTTCCGGGCCGATCGCGTCCGGCAAGAGCCAGGCACTGTGCTTTGAGGCGATCAGGCTTTCTTACAAGAACAAAGGCAGGCTCGGCTTAATCGGGGCACCGACCTACGCGATGTTACGCGACGCCACGCAGACAACGTTGTTCGCGCTCTTGGATGGTTGGGAGCTTCCGTACATATATAACAAGGCCGAGAACATGCTGACGATGAGAGACACGGGGTCGCGCATCATATTCCGGCCGGTGGACGATTTTGAACGGCTGCGCGGCACTAATCTGGCATGGTTTGGCCTCGATGAGTTGACTTACTCGCCGGAAGGCGCGTGGCTGCGATTGGAGGGGCGGCTGCGCGACCCACAAGCGGAAACGCTGTGCGGTTTCGCGGTCTGGACACCGAAGGGTTATGACTGGGTTTATCAGAAATTCATCGCGGATCCGGTGGCAGGATACAGCGCGATTATAGCGAAGCCCAACGAGAACCAGTACGTGTTGGAGAAGATTCCGGACTTCTACGAACGGTTGAAACACAGCTACGATGAAACCTTTTATCAACAGGAAGTGCTTGGGCAATACCTAAGCCTGCAGGGCGGACTTGTATACAGCGCCTTTAACCGCCGCGATCATGTGAAGAGCTTGCGGGTAAACCCGCATTTCCCCCTGCTGTGGGCGTTGGATTTCAACGTGGACCCGATGTCTTCGGTAGTGGCGCAAATCGAGGGCCGGACGGTATTCGTGCTCGACGAAATCGCTCTGCGGCACGCGAGCACGCATGAAGCTTGCGAGGAGTTTGAAAAGCGCTTCCCCAATCACGGGAGCGGGGTGGTGATATACGGCGACGCGTCGGGAAACAGCCAACACAGCACGGGCGCTTCGGATTACCAAATCGTGAGGGAGTACTTCCGGATGAGCTACGGAGCGCGGCTGGAGTACAAGGTGCCCAAAACCAACCCGAGCGTGCGGGAACGGATCATGCTGACCAATGCGAAACTGCGCACGGCAAGCGGCGAGACGCGGTTGCTAGTGGACGCTAAGTGCAAAGAGTTGATCAAGGATTTCGAGCAAGTATCGTACAAGGCGGACAGCAATGCAATCGACAAGGAGAAGGATCGCCGCCGGACCCATCTTTCGGACGCGTTGGGTTACCTGTTATGGCAGGAATGCAGACCGCAACCGGCGATCGGCGAACACCACGAAAGGCTAATTTGAGGACCAGATGGTGAACATCGATCGAGAACACCCCGAGTACGCGGCCAAGAAGGCGATGTGGAAGAAGTACAGGGACCTTTACGCCGGCGGCGAACAGATGCGGGAGAACGCCTTCGAGTATCTGATCCGACGGCACAAAGAGCCCAACGATATATACGCCGAGCGGTTGAGCCGGGTGTTCTACGAGAACTATGTCGGCTCGATCATCGACTGGTACGCGGCGACACTAATGCGGCGCGAGGCGGCCCTGGTATTCGACGGTAACGACGAAGCGGCAAAGGGCTTCTACAACACATTCGCCGAGGACTGCGACCTCAAGGGTACTTCCGTCGCGGAGTTCTTCCGCCAGCGGATCGTACAAACGCTGGTCCAGGGCGGAAGCTATATCGTCGTAGACTTTCCGCGGTCGCCTGTTTCAGTCAGTAATCGAGCGGAAGAGGACGCGGTTGGACGGTCGCGAGCGTATCTCGCGGATTACTCGCCGGAGGAACTGATCAACTGGAGCTATGACGACCGCGGCGGGCTGGACTGGACGGTGATCAGGACGTCGTCGCTCCGCAAGTCCAAAGTCAGCGACAGCGAATGGACTCGTGAGACCCGCTGGATCTACTACGACCGGCAGAAATATCAAGTCTATCAGCAACTAAAGGACAAAGAAGTACGGCTCGTGGACGAAGGGCTGCACGGACTCGCCGGCCAGCACCGAGTGCCGGTGTTTCCGTTGCGGGTGACGGAAGGGCTTTGGTTAATGAACAAGGCGGCGCTGCTGCAACTGGAGCACTTCAACAAGTCAAACGCTCTTTCGTGGGCGCTCACGATGGGTTTATTCGCCTCTCCAGTAATTTATTCCGACCGCGAATGGAATCAGATCGTGGGTGACTCATATTTCATCCAACTGGCTCCGGGGGACCGATTCGGCTGGACCGAACCGGAAGGCAAGGTTTACCAAATTGCGGCGGACAATCTGATTCAGCTCAAGGACGAGATTTACCGGGTGTGCTATCTGCTGACGCATGCGGCCGGGTCGGACTCATCGGGCCAGCGCCAATCGGGCGCCAGCAAGCAGAGGGACTTCAGCATCACGCAGGAGGTGCTGCGGGCTTACGGCGATGCGGTGAAGGACACGATGAAGCAAGTCTTGCGGGCCATCGCGGCGGCGCGCCAGGACAACATTTCGATCGACGTTTCCGGGCTGGACGAGTTCGATATCGCCGATTTCAGCAACGAATTGGACGATGCCCGCAAGCTGCTCACGTTAGGGATCGAATCCGAGACACTGCGGAAGCAGGTCTTCAAGAAGTTGGCGTTCAAGTTTCTATCGGACGTGCGGCAGGAGATCAAGACCCAGATTGCGCAGGAGATTGAGAATCAGGCATGAACACGTGTCGAGACGAGCCTCGCCACGGGGCGCACGATTTTGTGGCGCCAGGTTGGGGAATGAGGTGCTTATGGAAGACGCAGACGTACAAGCGATCGTGAAGCAGGCGGTTCAGGAAGTTCTCCAGGAGCAGCAGGCCAAGAGCGAACCGGCTTACAAGACCGAGCTAGTGGAGGAACGCAGGCGCCGCGAACAACTGGAGCGGCGGCTGAACGAAGTGGAAGAAGAAAGCCGGCGCAGTCGGCAGGCCGCGGAGCAGGCAGAGAGAGGTGCGGCCATCCGGGCGGAGTTACAACGGCTCGGGGTCACGAAGGTCGACCTGGCATACCGCGCGGTGCACGACGGCGTGTTTCGTACGGAGGACGGGCGCCTGCTGGCGCACAGCGACGCGGGCGAAGTGCCACTCAAAGAATACTTGAGCAGCTTTGTCAGCGAGAATCCGGAGTTCCTGCCGGCCCGGATATCCGGAGGATCGGGGATCAGCGCCGCGCATAAGGCGCCGCGTGAAAGTACCGAGAGCGTGGACATCGAGGGCATCCGGCCGGGGATGAGTTCCGAACAGATGGAACGCGTGCGGAAGGAAATCCTGCGCGTTGCTTCGCAGAACCTGCGCGGCATATAGGCACGACAGGCAGGAATGCCTGATTTCAAACGACAGGCGAAATAGCTTAGTCAAGTTAGGAGACGGAATGGCAACAATAACATCAGCCAATGTGGCCAGCGCGATCGTGAAGCTGGTGGCGGCAGACGCTCTACCCGCCTTGGTCGGGAACCTAGTGATGGGCAACCTGGTCAACCGCGATTATGAACCCGTTTTGGCGCAGGCCGGGGATACGGTGAACATCCCGATTCCTCCGGTGCTGGTAGCCAACAACATAGCCGAAGGCGGAACGGTGCAAACGCAGAACCCGAACCTCGGAAATGCGCAGATTGTCTTAAACACACACGCCGAGGCGACTTTCCAGATTCCGGATGTGACCAAGGTGCTGGCGGTTCCGGACTTACTGCAAGTCTACATGCAGCCGGCCGTGGTGGCCATCGCCGAAAGCATCGAGACAAGCTTGCTGAACCTGTTTGCCGGGTTTACGGCGAACACGCCGGTGGGCACACCGGGGACACCGCTGGTAGAAGCGGTAATCGATCAAGCGGAGAGCGCACTATTCACGGCGAAGGTCCCGCCGTCCGAGCCGAAATTCCTGGTGGTGGACGCCGCGACATACTCCGCATTGCGGCAGATCGAACGCTTCAGCGAATTCCAGACCGCCGGCGAGGCCGGACTGCGCGCTCTGATCGACGGCGCGGTGGGAAAGATCAAGGACTTCTTCGTGATGCGGTCGCAGTTCATCGCATACACCGGCAGCTCGCCCATGACGACTCACAACCTGGCTTTCACGAAGCCCGCGGTCGGCTTGGTCATCCGGAGACTACCGCAGCCCTTGTACGGTACGGGCGCGGTGGCGCACTACGCGGAAATGGGAAATTTTGGCATGCGGGTTGTGATGAGCTACCAACCGAATACTTTGGCTCAGCAGTTCACGGTGGACGTTCTATACGGTTGCGCGGTGATCCGGAACAATTTTGGCGTCCAGGTGAATACGTAGCGGGCAAAGGCGGCACTTAACTCAGGCGAACAATGAGAACAAGGGGTCGGATACGCCCGGCCCCACAAGAGATAACCATGGACTTACAAGTGTATTTCAAAAAGATTCGGGCACTGGAGGAAGGCCTAAGAGATCCTTCGGTGGTTTTGGTCAGCATAGAGACTCAAGATGGCGGAAGGGAGGGAGTGAGGACGGAGGTTCCCCGCCGAACCGCGGCCAGGATGATCGTGGAAGGAGCCGCGCGTGTCGCGACGGCCGAGGAAGCACGCGAGTTCCAAGACCAGAAGGTGGAAGCGAAGCGGCAGGCGGACCAGATCGCGGCGGCATCGCGGATGCAATTTACCGTCATTTCGCCTAATGAGCTGCGCAAGCTGAAGGGTGGCGCATCGACGGGCAAAGACTAGGCCGGGCAATGGCACTATTCACCGACGGAATATCGACAATCCAGGATCTCATGGGACAGGACTCCACTATCCTGGCGACAGCGCAGACGGAAAACATTGACCTCAGTCAGAAACTGGCGCTTGCCCTGCAAGAGGTCGGGATCGAAGTGACGACCCTGCTGCAACGCTGCAACAGGTACGACTGGCAGTTCTGGCTGCAACCGGACCTGCAACTGAACAACATCGTGGTCACGCCCCCCCTGCAGCTTTGGCACGTGTTCGAAACCCTGGTGCTGGTCTACCAGGACGCGTACTTCAATCAACTGAACGACCGCTACAAGGGTAAGCGAGATCAATTTCAGCTACTGGCGAAATGGGCCATGGACAAGCTCATTCAGACGGGGATCGGCATCGTGGCGGACCCGATCTTGCAGGCGCTTCCGCCGCAACTGACATCCGTTCCGGGCGGCCAACCGGCGATGACCTACTGTGCGAGTGTATCGTGGGTGAATGTGGAAGGCGAGGAGGGGCAAGCCAGTAATCCGGCCACACTTACCGTGGCGGCAGGGAATGCACTAGTGGCCCAGCCGGTCAATCAACCAGCCAACGCAACGGCTTGGAATGTTTATGTTGGGCCGTCGCCTCTGGCAATGGCCCTGCAGAATACATCGCCGCTGGCGTTGGCCCAAGTGTGGGTTCAGGACGGGCCAGCGTCTACGCTAGGACAAGCGCCCGGAAGCGGACAGGCGCCGGACTATCTTCGCGCGCTGCCGCGGGTTATACAGAGGGGTTGAGTATGGCATGGGTAGGCAGTACGGTCACTGCGCAGGTAGTCGCGCTGCTTAACGCACCCCAGGGTCTGAATGCCTGCGTATCGACGCTGGCCCAGGCTGAGAACACAACTCTAGCGCCGGTCGGGCCGAATCAAATCGCGCCGCAGAACGTGTCGATGGAACTGGCGGAGCGCAGCACCGACGTGCAGTACCCGGCGGTCAACGTGTATTGCGAGAAGATCGTGAATCAGCTCAAGGAGAAGTTTCGAAACTTCTCCGGAAAGGCTCTTATGGCGATCGAGGTGCGGGTTTCACAGGACAGGCTGGCAGGGATCGAAGGTCAACTTCAAACGTACGTCGATGGCGTGACCCAGGTGCTGGATCAGAACCGGGGAGACTGGGGCGAGGGAATGTATTTCGCGGGATGCTACGAGGCAGCCCTAGGGCCTGTCAAGCATGGCGGACAAAACTTCATCCAGGTAGGAAAGGTGACCTTTGAAGTAGGAATGAGCGACTAAAGCTATGGCTTCGTACATTTCATCCAATGCCAACCGTTTTTACACCGGACTGGAAAACAACTACGGAGAGACGCCGGCGGTGACGGCGCAGAACAGGTTTCCAGCGGTGAAGCTGACCGCCAAGAACCAGCTAGAAAAGGCCGACCGGCGCGACAAGACGGGTAGTCGGACGTTCGTAGGAATACCCGCGGGCTTGCGCCGCACTACCAGTTTTGACCTCACCACCTACATGACGAGTTGGGGGGGACAAAGTTGGGGCCCATCGTATGGACCACTTTTCCAGGCCAGCATGGGCGCCAGTCCTACGATCTATACGGGAGGGGCAGCCGCGGCGGGTTCGAGCGGCACGTCCCTTGTTTTTGCGGCACCACACGGACTTGCCGTGGGCCAAGGCGTGTCTTGTAACGGCGAGATCCGGTTTGTCACGGGAATCGTGAGCGCGACGGCCGTGCAAGTGAACGCACCTTTTTCCATGGCCCCTGCCGCGGGAACCGAGATTGCTCCGAGTATCTCCTATTTTCCGGCGACAGAATTGCCAAGCGTCAGCATTTTCGACTACTGGGATCCCAGCACGGCGCTCCAGCGGATTCTCTGTGGCGCGGCCATAAGCCGGATGACGGTGAAGGTGAACGGCGATTTTCATCAGTTCGAGTTCGAGGGAATGGCGCAAGACCTGATCGACAGTTCGAGCTTCGCCGCGGGAATGGGACAAATGGCGAATTTCCCCGCGGAGCCGGCACTCGGAGCGTTTGATTACGCGATCGTGCCGGGAAATATGGGAGAGGCATGGCTGGGCAGTACGCCCGGCCAGTTCTACACAATCACAAGCGGGACATTCCAATTGGACAACGGTCTGGACATGCGGTCGAAGGAGTTCGGAACCAACCTGCCGCTAGCAATCGCCCCTGGGCCGCGGTCGGTGACGGCGGCGTTCAGCCTTTATGAACTGGACGATACGGCGACACAGGAATTGTACCAAGCGGCGCGGCAGCAGTCGCCGGTAAGCGTGATGTTTCAGCTTGGCCAACAAACCGGCCAAGTCGTGGGTGTATACATGATGAGCGTCGTGCCTGTAGTGCCTGAGTTCGACGACAGCGATAACCGGCTGCAATGGAAATTCCAAGGGTCGAAAGCGCAGGGCACGGCAGACAACGAAATTGTAGTCGCGTTTGGATAGCCTGAGTTGGGGTTTCGATGGAATATACGAGTTTTGAAACCATAGCTTCTAGCGTGGCGCCCGGAGTAAGTTATACGGTAGCCAAAATGTCGTTTGGACGCCGCGTGGAGCTGACGCGCCGCATCCGCGAACTGGCAGCCCGGAAGGAGTTCATGGAGGCGGGCGACACTCCTAACGAAAAAATGGAAGCCGCGCTGCTGGCGTCGGAGATCGACCGGATTTATCTGCTTTGGGGGTTGAAGGAAGTCACTGGCCTGGAGTTGGACGGATTGACGGCGACTCCGGAGTCACTGGCGGCAAGCGGGCCCGAGGAGTTGTTCCGAGAGATACTGACTGCTATCAGGCAACAGTGTGGCCTCACGGAAGCCGAAAGAAAAAACTGATCGTCGCACTTCATTTTCAATTCTCCAACCAAGCCGGCTGGGAGTGCGGGACTTGCCGTAAGGCCGGCCTGGAGATCAAGCGCAGGTGCGGCTGGATACCGCATGCGCTGGAGACGCCTGAACGTGTGGTCTGGGCCAGGAACAATGCCGCGACCACCGTCTGCCCAAAATCGTTCGTTACCGCGCAAAGCATGGCTTGGCTTGAGGAGTATCTGGTGCGGCGTAAGTTAGGGGAAAGAGGAATCGAACGTCTGGGAGCGCGGGAAGTCGAGGCTTTTCTGCTTCTAGAGCATGAGATTGCGGAGGCGAACGGCGGCCTCAGCGCGCCGCGCCACGCCAGCGGATCAGGGTCACGGAGTCGGAATGGCTAGCAACTCACAACAGACGCTTCTAACCGCTTTCAACCAAGCCGCGGGCAGCCCTCCGGGCGGTCAATCGGCAACGGCCGAACAGGGCCTGGTCGATGCTCTGGGGCAAGCCACCCAGGTGATGGATGCCCAGACGCAAGCGACTGCCGCCAATACCGACGCGCTGGCACAAAATAGTCAGGCAAAAGGCTCGAGCGGCGGCGGTGACTTATCGGATGTGCTTAATACGGCGAGCAGTCTCCTGGGGGGCGGGCTTAGTCTGATGCCGCTGGTATCGCTGTTTACCAGCTTGTTCGGCGGGGGACAGTCGCAAGAACCGGCTCCCTTGGTACCTTTTTCGCTGCCTGCATCTCTGAATCTGGAGTCTTCCACCAGCGGCCAAGATGTCAGTTGGGGCGAGAACGGTTTGCCGCGCTCTTCTCCGAGCGGCGGGTCCAACGCGGGATCGAATATTACTGTCCAAGTACAAGCCATGGACAGCCAGTCGTTTCTCGACCATAGCGACGATATTGCCCAGGCGGTCCGGCAAGCGATGTTGAACATGAACTCCATCAACGACGTCATAGCGAACCTCTGACCGCCATGTTTCCGACGCTAAAGACCGGCGCCGTGATGCAATATCCGGCGAAAAGAACGCTGCAGTTCAACACGGACACGATTCGTTTTCTAGACGGCACCGAGCAGCGTTTTCGGGAAAACCCTTCCGTACTGCATCGGTGGACGATTCAACTCGACTTGTTGGACGAATCCGAACTCGCCACACTAGACCAGTTTTTCGTATCGGACCAGGGCAGATTCGGCAGTTTTTCCTTCACCGATCCATGGGACGGAACCGTCTATCCGAACTGCAGTCTGGCCGCGGACACATTCGGTTTTCAACTGAAAGCTGAGATGCGGGGCAAAACCACGCTCACCGTCTGCCAAAACAGGACCTAAGATGTATTACTTTCCGCAGCTATCATCCGGCGCGACCGGTCAGTTTCCGATCACCCGGCAACGATCGGCAAGAACCGTAATCAACCAGAGCTGCCAGGGCTACCAGGTCAAGCTGGCCGATCCCGCCGCGGCGGTCACGGCATGGCACCTTTCTTTCGAGGAGATCGACGATCAGGAACTGGCCGCCTTGGAAGCCCTGTTTCAGTCTGTCGAGGGGCGTTTGACACCGTTTACTTTCCTGGATCCCGTCGATAACCTGCTCGCCTGGAGCGAGCAGCAGGAGCAAGCCGTCTGGCAGGCCGACCCGTTGCTGACATTGGCAGGCGGCGTACCGGATCCCATGGGAGGCACGGCCGCATATCAGGTCGGTAATCCGACGGCTGCCACCCTGATGCTGCAGCAAGCGATCGACGCGCCGGCGTCCCTGGACTACTGTCTCAGCCTCTACGCGTGCAGCGACCAGAGCACGCAAGTGTGGCTAGTGCGCGGCTCGGCAACGGCCGCGCAGGCGATCGGCCCACAGTGGACGCGGCTGACCTCCGCTGGGCAACTACCGGACAGCGCCGGCTCCATCAGCTTCGGCATCGCACTCGATCCGGGCGCCACAGTGAATGTATTCGGGATTCAGGCGGAGGCACAGACTACTGCGTCGATTTACAAGCAAACTTCCGAGACGGGCGGCGTGTACCCGAACGCTCGATTTCGAGATGACACGCTAACCATCACGACAGTCGGACCGAGCCGCTATTCCTGCGAGTTGGATATCGTCAATGTTGAGTATCTATGATCTGAAGGAGCTGGCGGTCACGGACACGCCGCTGCTCCTGTTCCAGTGCTTATTGCAGAACGGCCTGGCGGAGTATTGGAGCACACACCAAGTGACTTATGCCGGAAATACCTACGCGCCACTGGTCATGAAGCACAACGTGTTCGCGGTACAGACATCGTCGGATCAAGGGGTGGACTCGATTCCGCGCGTGTCGCTGTCGATGGCCAATGCGGATTCCTACTTCTCGGAGTTGGAACGATCGGTAGGTTGGAAGGGCGCTACCTTGACGGTGACCTTCTTGTTTTACAACCTGCTCGAAGGTGAAGCTACGTCGGACGCGGCAGTATTATTTCAGGGCATTGTCAACCCGCCCGACCAGAGCACGGAATCGCTGTTCCAACTCTCGGCCGTGAACTGGATGAGTATGCAGAATGTGCAGTTGCCGCCGGTCCGGATCCAACGGCGGTGCCCCTGGCTGTTTCCATCTAACGCGCAGCAGCGGCAGGAAGCGGTGAGCGGCGGCAACAACGGAACATACTCGTTATTCTACGCTTGCGGGTATTCGCCCGACCAACCCGGCGGCGCGGGCTCCATGGTAGGCGGCGCACCGTATACATCCTGCGGGCTTACGCGCACGGATTGCGAAGCGCGCGGCATGTTTTCAGGGCCGAATCGCTTCGGCGGACTCGAGTTCGTGCCTTCGTCCATCCAGGTTCGGAGTTACGGCGGCGCGTGGCAGTACGCCCCTGTGGATGACAACCTGGCAATTTATAACGACTTCGTTCCCTTGCTATATGGTACGGCCTGGTATTACCCTCCCATCGTATTTACGCGGAATGACGGAAATCTGACATACATGGAAGTGCTGCTGGGCATGGGGCCCATCCAAGACGTGCAAATCGTGCTGGTAAATCAGATCCAGATTCCTGTTGGGCAATCCGGCCAGAACATGACCGCGACGGGATGGTACAACGTCATCAGCCTGGGCGGGCGGAACGGCGCGTTCGATCCCAATTTCACTAGCGCGGCGGGGAACCCGGCGGGCGACCCTTACGGCAGCATGGCCTATCTCTCGGTTGTCGTACCGAACCAGATCAACAACGGCCAGTCCCTGCCCAGTGTGCAGGTCCTGGCGGATGGATTGCAACTGCCGACATATACGGCCGTTGGCAGTTACCAGAACACGGTGTTCACCGCCAACCCGGCATGGATTCTGTTGGATCTTTTGCAACGGAGCGGCTGGGGGACCGAGAATATCGATCTGACGACATTCGCGGCGGCGGCAGCTTACTGCGATCAACCGATCCAGACACAGGATCTGAACGGGAACAGTATCATGATCCCGCGTTTTCAATGCAATCTGTGTCTGCAGAGCCGGCGCAACGCCGCAGACACGGTTCGCGGAATCCGGAACGCCGCCAGGCTGCTGTTCACGTACAGCGTGGGCGGCATGCTGCAGTTACAAGTGGAAAACACCATTGCGCTTCAGCAACCGGCGCTGGCGGCGTGGAGCAACAGCACCGAGCCGCTGAATGGCGGTTGGCCGGCGTATGAGTTCAGCGATGGATCGACGGGCACCGCGAACATTCTGCGCAAATCCAACGGAGAGCCGAGCGTCCAGATGTCATCCAGGAGCATCGCGGATACACCGAACCAAGTGGCCGTTGAGTTTCAAGATGCGTTCAACGCGTATCAGCAGGACAGCCTGCTTACGGTCGACGTGGACGATATCCAGCTTACTGGCCAGGTGATCACCACAACCCTTATGGCGTTGGGGCTGCCGAATTACGATCAAGCGGCCCGTATTTCTCAGTTCACGCTGGATAAAGCCGTCAGCGGGAACACTTACATTGCATTTGCCACCAGTGTAAAGGCTCTCGGCCTCCGGCCTGGCGACATCATCGCCGTCACCTACCTCAAGGAAGGGTTTCAGCGACAGCCGTTCCGCATAACGAAGATCGCGCCGGGCGTGAATTACAGAATCATCGCAATTACAGCGCAGATTGAACAGGACGAATGGTACGCCGATACGAACGGCCAGATACCAGGAGGCACCAACGCGTCCCCGCAGCCCAATGCCGGCGTAGGCGTGCCGCGTCCGCTACTCGGCAATATGATCGATTCCAGCGGCAATCCGGAATACCAGATCACCGAGAGTTCCAGCAACACCAGCGACGGCGGCGTAAGCGAAGAGCTGACGGTTGGTTTTGTGGTGCCGTCCACAATTGCAACGGGCGGACCGGGTATACCGCTAGTGAGCCTGGCGGCCACGATCGGGACCGGCGGGACGCTGGCGGGCAACCAGACACTGTACTACGCGGTGAGCGCGCTCGATTCGGCGGGAAACGAAAGCGCTCTATCGTTTACTATACTCGCTTGGATCCCGCCGGGGCCGAATACGAACAGCGTGACTCTGACGGGACTCAGTTTTGGCGGCAGCACGGTGGATTTCAATGTATACCGTGGACCTAATCCCCAACAGATGGGCCGTATCGCTTCCAATCAGGCGCTGAGTACCGGTTTTACGGATACGGGATTGCCGGCCCAAGTCTGGGTGCCGCCCGATCCGGCATTCGATCATGCAAATTTCTATTGGCGGACGGAACTGCAGCCGCCGTTCGCCGCGACCATCGCAACCGCCAACACAGTTGGCAATAGCACGGCCGAGATGGGCGGCGCCATTTATGCCGGCATGATCGTCCGAATTCTCAGCGGGACCGGCGCGGATCAGGAGTATACCATCGCGTCGAACACGGCGACGACTCTGACGTTGGCGCAAACGTGGGCGGTGCAACCGGATGCAACCAGCCTCTTTGTAGTGGCGGAGGCGGCATGGCATTTCGCGGCCACCGCCAAGACCAGCCCGGTTCAATTCGCGATTCCGAACGAGACGGGTGTTACGCTCCACATACAGGGTAGAGGTGCAAATGTGAACAATCTGGAAGGGCCGCCGCTATTGTCGACCCTGACTAGGTGGACAATAGGCGGCGGAGGGTCTGGGGATATGGCGGCTCCGCCTCAGCCGGTCTTTGGCCTCGGGACATCATCCGTCCAGAGCGGCACGGTGCAACTGAGCGGAGTTTCCTTCTCCACACTTACCAATACTTACAGCGTAACGGCAGGCACCCTAACCATGTATTACTGGGATGAACTGCTAGGACAGACTCCATATTCGCTAGCCGCGGCGATGGCGGTGGGCGACACAGTATTAAATCTAACCCAGGCCGGCACAGCAGAGCCGGGGTGGTTTGTCCAGATCGAGGCGGAAGTGATGCAGGTGGTGGCGGTGGAAAATGGCGGCCTCCAATATCAGGTCATCCGCGCCATGCATGGTACAACCGCGGCGCCACATGCGGTACAAGTCGCGTTGTACCAGCTTGCGGCCACCGTTGTGGTGGTACCCTTCCCCCTGAGCTTCTTCGGCAGCCCGCTTAGCGGCAACTGGAGCTATCCGATTTCGCTACCGAATTCGAAGGTCGCCAGCGCGGAGTTGTTCGTCACAAATTCAAGAGGCAACAGCCCGGCCGGCGCGATCAACCTGACGCAGTCGTCGGATTATGGGCTGCGGACGCTATCCGGCGGACAGTACTCGTTCCAAGTACAGGGGTTCCTCGCGGTGGACAGCAACCCGTCGCCGAACGTGGTTGTGGAAGCGGCGCACGCCGTACAAGATGTGTATGCCGTCGTGAAGCAAGCGCCTGTGGGAGGTCCCATACAGATCAGTCTGAGCCAGAATGGATCGCCCTATTGTACTCTCGCAATTCCAGATGGCGGCACGGCTTCACCCAGTGTGGACGGTTTCGGGATGCCGTTACTGGCGCAGGCGCAGCTCAGCATTGCGATTAGTGCCGTGGGACAAACCAGCCCCGGCGCGGACTTGACGGTAATCCTGCGATTGTGACCGGATGGCCAAACACATGACCACGTTTCAGAAACTTACTCCCAATCAAGACTTGCAGTGCTATTTCTATCAGCCCTCTGCAGTAGCGGCCTTGAGCTCAACAAGCCCGAACGGGTTCGCCGTATCGGGCTGCTGGCGCGCGCAGTCCGACTGGGTTGTGGTCGAGTGGAATCGCGACAACGTGTTCGAGCATCCGGTATTCCGCAATCTTCCGGACAGCGATTTGAGTGGGCTGCAGCTTTCATATCTGGAGGCTCGCAGTAACTGCATTCCGATCGACTCAACGCTGTATCCGACAGTGGACTGGCCCTATCTTCGCGTCTGGGCGGATCCCGGAACGGGCGAGCAGCTCTACAGGATTCCCTTGATGGGATATGCGACACCGGTGGCCGGGACATATTTGCCGGCATCGGCGATTTTCGAACTGCGTGGCGCGGCGACAGGCGGCGACTATATCGAGCTGGCATGGGACGAAGAGCACTATACATATCAGCTCTATGGCGTCGACACGATCGAGTCAGCCGTAGCCTCGCTTGCGGAAAGCATCAATACCTTCTCACAAACCATGAGAGCCTCGCCGAACGGCGGGGCTATCACGTTGACGTTGGCCAACGGTGCAACCGGAGCGAACGGCAACCGGATCGGCATTTATGGGAACACTTATAGCTCGCCGCCTGGAACGCCGACCGAAAGTTGGCAACCGGGATGGCAGGCTCTTAGCGGGGGCGCATCGCCGGGCCAGTGGCAGGTCACGCTGAATTTCAACTCGATTAGCGGGCTGAATGAAGCCGACGCCACGGTTCCCGTTCCCATGAATGCGGTACGTAAAATGCGCTGGACGTGGGCCGCCGACCTGCAATCGGGCAATTTCGCACGCAGCGAGTTTGCTGTGGCGGTATCGGACTGGGCGGTCAGCGGCTCGGACCGCGACTACCAGGTGGCGGGCCTGGGAAGCTGGCGCGTAGAAGACGATGATACTTCAATCGGTTATACGGGTCAGTGGACCACAGTTATTGGCAACTATTCAGGCGGTTCGATCGGTTACGCAACCGTGCCAGGCGCGAGTGTAAGCTACTCTTATCAATCGCCGCAAGACCACATTCTGAACCTCGGTACGCGGCGATTCCCCACCGCCGCGCAGCTATCTGTTCAAGTGGATCGGAGTCCGGTGCAAATGTTGGATGTGGCCCTTCCGGGTGAAGATGTGCTGGTGCGATGGGGGTTGGGAACAATGTCCGGGGGAAGTCAGCACACCGTCACGATTACGCACACGGGGGCCACGGGGGATCCGTTTTATTTCGATTTCCTGGAAATTGCCGTTCCCACCACGAATCTTCCCACCTTTGTCGCGAACCAGCAAACCACGTTGGCGACCGACTGGGATACTTTAAACTCACAGGCTCTGGCGCCGGACCGCACCGCGTGGCAGATCCAGGCACTAGGATTCACGGGGCGCGCCAATCACTATGCGGGGGCCTTGTGGTTCTACGAGCTTACGTGCGCCGGGCAACAGTACGCCACTGGGACGATTGCATTTTCAGGCGCGTCGACGTTCGGAGATACGACCCAAGTATCGCTAGGCCCCACTGTCTTCACGCACCTGAACCTGATCGGAGACACTCCCAGTAGCCTGGCGCAGGCTTTCGCGTTGCTGATCGATGAAGGGGCTACCGGTGTATGGGCGCAGGCGAGCGACGCCGTGCTCACGATCACGGCGCGTGTCATGGGCAGCGCCGGCAATGGCCTCACGCTAACTGTCGACGTAGGTGGCAGTACCACTCTTCAGGCGCAAACAAGCGGAGCGCTGGCCGGCGGCGTGGATGGCAACTGGTTTACCGATTTGACGGCCACGCCGCGAATCAATCGCGCCGCGCGCGACTGGAGCCAGAGCTTCTTCGCGGCACTCAACGCATACGGCATCGAAGTGACGGCGTCTTTCAGCACGGAACTGGGAAATGGAGATCCGTCGGCGGCCGCCGGCATCGCCCAGTGTTATCCGGATGGCAGCCCATGCCGGGTGAATACACCCGCGCTGCAGACGAATTTCTCGCCAGCCAGTTCGGCGTACTGGCAGCAAGTCTATCTCGACATGGCGAACGTGATGGCCGCAGCCGGCGTACAACCGTACCTCCAATTCGGCGAAGTGCAGTGGTGGTATTTCTGCCCGCCTACCGATCCGGCCAACGGCAATTGGACGCCAATCGCGAACGGCGGCATGCCTTTCTATGACCCATATACCACAGCCACCTTCCAATCGCAGTATGGGCAGCCCATGCACGTGTTTACGGATCCTAGCAACGACCCCGCACCATACTCGCGGGAGTCTGCCTTCCTGCCCGGACTAATCGGCCAGTTTACCAACGCCATTATAGCTTTCGTGCGCCAGACATTCGCGAATGCGCAGTTTGAAGTGCTTTATCCGCCCGATACCAACGATGCTCCGCTCACCAGCGTCATCAACTTGCCTGCGGAGTGGTCACCCGAAAATCTCAATTGCTTCAAGACCGAAAACTTCACCTATACCGGCGACTGCGATCTGAACGCGGCTGTTACTTCAATCGACTTGCCAATGCAATTGGGTTTTACGCCGGCGAATAGCGCTCACCTCGTGGGTATCGGAAACTACATGACACCGTGGGCGAAAGAGTCGCGTATCGCAGAGGGGCTGAACATGGGGTCCGTGGTGCTTTTCGCGCTCGACCAATTCTGCCTGATCGGCTACGGACTGCCGCTCTCGCCATGGCCCGGACTCGGCTTGTTCATGGGGTCCTAAATACTGCCCTTCAACCCCAGCGAATCGGCCCGTTCCTGCATAGCCTTGACGCAGAAAGCGATGTGTTCGTCGAGTTCCACGCCCAATTCGCGCGCGCCATTGACAATGTCATCGCGGTTCACCGAGCGCGCGAATGCCTTGTCCTTCATCTTCTTGCGCACCGAATGCGCATCCACCTCGAAGACGCTGCGGCGGGGTTTAACGTAAGAGACTGCGGTGATGAAGCCCGCC